GATGGCCGCACTGAAGCGCGAGCAGGCCCGTCGCGCACTGGCCTATTACGAGGCCGCGAAGCCTTCCAAGTACCGCAAGGGTCGCCGCGAGAGCGCCAGCGGTGACAGCGCCATCCGGCGCGCCGGAACTTCCCTGCGCGAACAGGCCCGCCACCTCGACCAGAACCACGACCTTGCCCGCGGCATCCTCGACGTCCTGGTGCAGAACGTGGTCGGGCCGCAGGGCATCCAGTTGGAGCCGCAGCCGCGCCGCAGCGATGGGACCATTCACGAAGCCTTCGCACGCACCATCCTGACGCTGCACCGCGACTGGTCAAAGCGTCCGGAAGTCACCTGGCAGCATACCTGGCCCTCCTCGCAGAGAATGCTGGCGCGCACCTGGTTCCGTGATGGCGAGGCGCTCGCGCAGCGCCTGGTCGGCAACGTGTCCTTCCTCGACCACGGAACCGAGATCCCGTACAGCCTGGAACTTCTGGAGCCAGACTACCTACCGTTCGACTGGAACGATGACGGTGAGAACATTCGGATGGGTGTTCAGCGCAACGCCTGGGGACGCCCGACGCTGTACTACATCCACAAGAAGCATCCGGGCGATCAGTTCATCTTCAGCACCCGCGCCGATCTGAAGACGGTCCCGGCCGCGCGAATGCTGCACCCGAAGATCATCGACCGCATCGGGCAGGTGCGGGGGGTTCCGATCTTCGCGTCCGTCATGGTCCGCCTGGACGACATCAAGGACTACGAGGAATCCGAGCGCATCGCGGCCAAGGTCGCGGCGAGCATGGCCGCGTTCATCATCAAGGGCAATCCGGATCTCTACAACCCGGAGAACGGCGTCGAACCGCGAGAGATCAAGTTTCGCCCGGGCATGGTGTTCGACGATCTGGAGCCGGGTGAAAGTGTCGGCACGGTGGACACCAACCGCCCGAACAGCAACCTCGAAAACCACCGCAGCGGCCAGCTTCGCGCCGTGGCCGCGGGAACCCGCGTCACCTATTCCAGCGCCGCCAAGGATTACAACGGCACCTATTCCAGCCAGCGGCAGGAACTGGTCGAGGGCTATGGCGCGTATGGCGTCCTGGCCTCCGAGTTCATCGGCCAGGTGGTGATGCCGGTGTACGAAGACATGATCGAGGCCGCGATTCTGAGCGGACGCCTGCGCGTCCCCGCCGACGTGGTGCGCTCCTCCGTGAACGATGCCTTGTACATCCCGCCGCAGATGCCCTGGATCGACCCGGACAAGGAAGCGAAGAGCCTGGAGCGCCTGGAGCGCAACGTCCATGCCTCTGGACCGGAAATCATCCGCAAGCGCGGCCAGAACCCGCGCGACGTGCTGGAGCAGGAAGCCAACTGGCGCAAGCAGCTCCGCGAGCACGACCTGGTGAGCGATTCCGATCCGGCGAACGAAAACAGACAACTGGAGGCAGACGATGCCGACGAAGAAGACGTCCCCAGCGCCCGCCGCGCGCGACTGGTTTAAGGTCCGCGCCCAGGGCGAGGCCCGCGCCGAACTGTCGATCTTCGGCGACATCGGCGAGGACTGGTTAGTGTCCGTATCAACTCCTACGGCGGCTCGGTCGCTGACGGCCTCGCGATCTACAACGCCCTGCGCCGGCACCCGGCCAATGTGTCCGTGGTGGTCGAGGGGGTGGCGGTCTCCATCGCCTCCCTGATTGCGATGGCGGGCGACAGCATTGAGATGCCGGCCAACACCCTGATGATGATTCACGCGCCGTGGGGCGGTGCAATCGGCAACGCAAAAGAGATGCGCGAAATGGCCGACGTGCTCGACAAGTACGCCGACGCGATGGCGAACAGCTACGCCACCAAGACCGGCAAGCCCCACGACGAAATGCTGGCGCTCCTGAGCGACGGCGAAGATCACTGGTTTACCGCTGCCGAGGCAGTGGAGGCCGGTTTTGCCGACTTCATGACCGAGGAGCTGGCCGCTGCCGCCTCCCTACGCATGAATCGGTTTTCCATCCCTGCGGCAACCGCCGCGCAACTCGAAGAGGACAAGCCCATGGCTGCAAACAAGCAGACGGCGACTCCGGCGGACCAGATCACTCCTGAGCCGCAGGGCGCCACCACCCCGAACGTATCCGACATCGAAAAGGCCGCGCAGGCCAAGGAGCGGGACCGCATTCAGGCGCGCAACAGCGAGATCCAGGCGATGTACGCCAAACACCTGAACAAGGATGGCGTGTCGGCCCTGTACCACGAGATCCTGGCGGACACTGCCATCGATCCGCTCGCCGCCGGCCAGAAACTGCTCGACCTGCTGGGAAAGGACTGTGAGCCGCTGACCCCGAAGGGTTCCGGCCCGCGCGTCGATCACATCGCCTCCGAGCGCGACAAGTTCCGCGCCGGCGCCGGCAAGGTGCTCGCGCACCGCATGGGCATGGGATCGGACGAGCGCAGCAACGAGTTCCGCGGTTCCAGCCTGGCCGATCTTGCTCGTCACGCACTGGCAATCGCCGGCCACGATGTCCGCGGCATGACCCGTCCCGAGATTGCGGGTCGCGTTCTTGCGGCGCACACCACCAGCGACTTCCCGTTACTGCTGGCCGACTCCGCGAACAAGAAGCTGCAGGCCGCCTACGAGGCGTTCCCGCAGACCTTTCGGGCCTGGTGCTCCCTGAGCGAGGTGCCGGACTTCAAGGCGAACAGCCGCATCCGCATGGGCGCGTTCAATTCGCTCGCCACCATCCCCGAGGGCGCCGAATACACTGCAGGCACTGTGGGCGAGGAGCGCGAGCTGATTACCGCTGCGACCAAGGGCAAGTTCGTTCAGCTTACCCGCCAGATGATTATCAACGACGACCTGAGCGGATTCGCTCGTATGGCGCAGATGCTCGGCAACGCCGCGGCCCGCACCGTCAACGGCGATGCCTATGGTGTCATCAACACCAATGGCACGATGTCCGACGCTGTGGATCTGTTCCACGCCGACCACGGTAACCTGGCCGGCACTGGCGCTGCCATGACCGTTGCCACCTTGTCGGCAGGCCGTGCGGCCATGCGTAAGCAAACGCCTCCGGGCGACAACGTGGAGTATCTCAACATCATGCCGCGCTACCTGCTGGTGCCGGTGGTGCTTGAGGACACCGCCCGCGAGATCGTGGAATCCCCCACGAACATCGTCGGCAGCAACTCCGCTCGCAAGAACCCGATCCGCGACTGGGGTCCGCTGGAGATCATCTCCGACCCGGTTCTCGACTCTGGCTCCGCGACCGCCTACTACCTGGTGGCCGATCCCATGCAGGTGCCGTTGGTCGAGGTTGCTTTCCTCGACGGCCAGGAGGCCCCGTATGTCGCCAGCGAGGAAGAGTTCCTCACCGACGCCGTGCGCTGGAAGGTCCGCCTCGATTACGGCGTAGCCGCCATCGACTACCGCGGCGGCTACAAGAACGCCGGCACCTAAACCCTGACTGACAGTCCGCCCCACATCGGGGCGGGCCACTGAATGAGGATCTGAATCATGGCAACGAATGTAGGAGCAACCGGCGATATCGTCGTCTGGACAAATGGCACCGGCAGCGCGGTTTTGAGTGACGCCATCGTCGCGGTGGACGGCATCTTGTATGTCGCGCTGGTGGACATCGCAAACGGCGCCTCTGGTGCGATCAAGACCAACTGCGAAGTGACCGCGCCCAAGGTCAGCGCCGCCGTGATTGCGGCGGGTGAATCTGTCGCATGGGATGCGTCTGGCGGTGCGTTTGATGACAACGCCATCACCGCAGCCACGGGCGACATCACCGGGGCAGCAGCGAGGGCGCTTGAAGCTGGCATCAACACGCAGACCACGATTCGCGTGAAGCTGACTGGCGTGCAGGGCACCGTGGCGTCGTAACGAGTCCGCCGCCCCTTCGGGGGCGGCACTCACTGACATGACCTTCATCGCCCAGCACTGGCCCGAACTCACCCTCGCCACGGTGATCGTGATCTGGGGCGCAGTGGTGGCCTACGCCTGTTCTGGTGGGCGCTGCAAGACAAGGAGCGGCGATGACCGATGACTTGCATTCAGA